AGTTGCCAAAGGTTGCACATCGAACGTCTTTTGTGGGACTGCTCGGCGTATGGCTTCACAGGCGTATCTAAGCGCATCTATAAGGTGGTTATCACGATCTGCAAGTATTGGCAAGATTTGTCCTGTCAACGGGTCAGTTTTGTAACTGTAGCACGTTAATTCGTCTATCGTGTGTTGGCAACGTGGATGAACAATGATGTCGTAAGACTTTAGCCATTCAACGCCTTCCTCTACAGACTTAGGCCCTTTGATTGCTGGCATGATCTTTGGGAAGCCATGTCTTTTCATGTGACTTATTGTTTCTGGTCTCGCGCTGTCAGCGATGATGGGCCACTTTTCAGAGTCGGGAATAGTAAAGAACAGGTCAGGAGTGTCCATAATCTCACAGCCTACTCGATACGCTTCGTGATCGACATAGATTGTTCTACCGACAACATGGCAGCGGATCAGAACTGTCGGGTCAGATGCAAAGCCCCAGTCAGCGCCGAAGCGAAGCGTTGCATCATCTGGCGTTTCAAAGTCCTCAACCTTCCAGTTACGAAATACACGCGCCTCGCTGTTAGAAACATAGCCTCCCAACCAAACGTGTTTGTATTTGTCAGGGTCTCTATCCCTATCGTATTCCATTTCTTTTTTTAGAACGTCAGGGAACCAAGGATTGTCTCGATAGTTTACCTGTGCAACCACGGCATCAGGCGGTGGGCTTGGGCCACGCAGCAGCATATCGATTGGGTCAGTGGCTTTACTCGGGTTCCAAGTAAACCATAACTCCGATTGCGGCTTATCAACTGTCGCATCCTTACGGATTGTCGGGCGCAACAGGTCAAGCGAACGCTGGCTAAGTGATTGCGCTTCCTCTACCCAAGCGCAGTCAAAGCCCTCCAGCGACTTAATGGAATCGCTTGTGTGGTTCTGCATCCCCTGAAATATAATCAAGCCATCGCCGTATCGTGATTTGATTTGCGCCTCTTGCACCTCAAAGTAACTCTGGACGCCAAGCTGCTCTATCTTAATTTCCAATAACCGCTTGACCGACTGCGATAGCGACTTTTGTATTTCACGGACGCACACCGAACGATGCGATTGATCCAAGACGTGCGCTTCAATCATTGCCTCGGCAAAAGCATGGCTCTTGCCTGATCCACGGCCACCATGTGCGCCTTTATAGCGGCTGGGCTTTAGGAATGGCTTGAACCATCGCGGGGTTTTAATCTTCAGCGTTGTCATCAATCACTTCGCGTTGGATGCGAGTCACAAGACTGCCAGTGACACTTAGCTTTGACGGAGCGTCTAGCCCAATCATTGCGTTGATAGCTTTAACAGCGTTTACCTTATCGCTTGGCTTTGCGTCAGAGTCCAATCCTTTGGCTATTGTTGAGAGAACATCAAGGCTGTCTGCCATCGTCCAAACTACACGTTCAGCGACTGCTGCTTTAAGTTCTGCAATCCTTGACGAAATGTTGACATCAGCCATAAGGCGCGATGCGTTTTGATGAACGCTTTCTGGCTTGGTTGCTGGCCTAACATTAAATGCGGCTCTGTAAGCATCTGCTTGGCTTTTGCCTTGTGCAACTTCGTGAGCAAACCGCTCTTGTTTAGGTGTTAACGCCATTGTCTCAGCTTCCATAAAAGGTCTGGTATTTGTTCAATACACCAGCAATCATGAAATGAAAAGGTCTCCCTGTTTTTGTGCGCTCTCAATTCTCTTGCAAGCGATGTCAAAATACTTTGCATCAAGTTCGGCGCCTATGAACTTTCTGCCCATTTGCATTGCTGCAACACCTGTTGTGCCGCTTCCCATGAAAGGGTCTAGGATGATTTGGTTGCGCAATGAACTGTTCCCGATATAATGCGCCATTAGCGAAACGGGCTTTTCGGTAGGATGTGGGCTTTCATCTACTTGCGGACAGCGGATTAACTGTTTTGAGCCAGCGTCAGCAATTTTCTTTGCACGGCCCTTCCAAAGATAAAGGACAAACTCGCAGTTTTTCATATACCAGCGATTTGCTGTAGCTCCTACTTTGTCCCAAACAAGTAAGTTGTGAAAACCTAACTTTGCTTCCTTTGCAGCGGCTCCTGCCTCGCATACATTTTTATCATTTGCCATAACGTATAAGTCTGCGTCTTCCGCACAGGCATCATGTAAAAGCTCCATAATCTCACGCCACGAAATATCACATTCAACAATACATCCGTTGTTATTGTAATCGTCTAACCATCCACCTTTCATACCACCAGGAGTATTGCCGCCAGATGTAAGCTTGTAGGGAGGATCAGTCACCACCGCATCTGCCTTCTGAACTGTCGGCAGTATGTCGCGGCAATCGCCCAAATACAGCGTTGCGTTACCTATAATGACAGGCTCAACCATTTTCTAGCTCAATAAGCTTTGCGAGATAGTGCTGGCATTTCTGCAAGTCTTGCACTCCGTTCTTGTCTTTATATCTCGCTAAGTACTTTATACAATTTCCATGTAAAAATCCAGCAAATGCTTCTGGCGACATCCAAGACTCCATTGCTTCCCAAGGCTGAACGCTCTTAGATGCGTAATGGTCTCCGCCTACTTGCTGCGAGTTAATATTCTCCATCTTCGTCCTCCTCATAATCAAACGGATCATATCCCTTTAGCATCGCATCGACTGCCACCATTATAGGCCCAGTGATACGCACCTTGCCAGCTTCCATCTTGCGAATGGTTGTGCCTCCATTGTCAGGCGATAGGCGGAGCGCGTCTGCCATTTCGTTTATGCTGTAGCCCATGTAGTTCCGGGCAAGCTTTAGCTTTTCAGGTGTCATGTTCCGATCTCAATTGATTCCACAATCCACCAAACATCATCAGGCTGGCCTTTAATGTGATACTTATCGCCAATCTCTAACGGAAAGTCTTCTTCGCTGTCTGGCACTACAAGGCATGTGTATGCACGTTGCCATGGATTTGTCCCAGCATTTTTAAGCTTAATCTTCATTTGCCGACTCCATTCCTGCCATCTTCTGCAATGAGTGAACAATGGTGCTGTGATCGCGCTGCATAATCCGTCCTATCTCTGTGGTTGAATAGCCTTTTCCTCGCATTCTTACAACGCATTTGCGTCTCACTTCTACCAGTGGCTTCACTTTGCTTTTGCCTAGAATGTCTTTTACTGTGTAACCATGTAACTCTGCTATAGCATCAATCTCTGCTAGGTTGCGTTCTCTAGGTGTCATGCACTTATATCCTCTACCATTTGTATCCGCTTACCTATCCAGTGCATCACTGGAACTGCCATGCTGTTGCCTAGTGCCTTGTAACGTGGGCCGTCGGCCATTGGTTTGTTGCGATGCAGCGTTAATGTGTAATCGTCAGGAAAACCTTGAAGGCGTTCGCATTCGCGTGGCGTAAGGCGTCGCACTGCTGATTTCTGCATTATTGCTGGTGTTTTGCTTTTATCCAGCGTTGGGGTGATTTTATCGGAACAACTACTTCCCTGCTTAGATGAGTTTTGCCATCCGAATGCTATATCGTTGCCCGATTCAGCAAATATATGTTGGTCTTGATGGGTGCTTATCGTGAAAGCAACTTCGTCAGAACCAAGATAGCCTTTGCCGCCACCATCACAGCCACCTCTTACCTTAAACGCATGAGCAACATCGAAGCCGCCTCCGTGCATAGGGATTAAGGTCTCTGTCTCTGGATCGTATCTCTGTCCCACTCCAGTTGTCAGGCATTTCGCCACGGACAAACAAGCCACCCCCCCCTGCTATATGCTGATTTTCTAAACCCATCTTGTCACCGAAGTGAGCATTTAAAGTTGGCGCAATTTCAGCAGGCCATTTATCTTCTGTAAAATCCCCTACGAATCCGCTACACTGATTAGCGCCAACCGTAAGGCTGTCGGCAAGTCTTTGCCCCTTTTGTCGGCTCGGCGCAGAATTCCCTTGCAAGCTGTAGCGCTCAAAAAGAACCGCTGCGGCACTGGCTGGGTCTCCAAGACATCCGACAACGAACACACGGCGGCGTCTTTGGGCCACTCCGAAATACTGAGCGTCAAGCACTCTGTAGGCGAACCCATACCCGCATTCGACCAACCCTCCGAGAATGGAACCAAAATCCCGTCCTCCGTTTGATGACAAGACGCCAGGGACGTTCTCCCAAACCAACCACTTGGGCCTTTTTCGTTGAGCAAGTCTAAGAAACTCAAGCGCCAAGTTGCCACGGTCATCATCCAATCCGCCTCTGAGTCCTGCAACACTGAAGGATTGACAGGGGGTTCCTCCGACAAGAAGGTCAATTGGTCCATACTGATCTGCTCCAATAGTGGTAAAGTCTCCGTGGCAAGGCACATCAGGATAATGATAAGCAAGCACAGAGCGTGGCGCTGGTTCTATTTCCGAAAAGAATGCTGGCTCCCATCCTAATGGATGCCACGCAACGGTAGCGGCTTCAATGCCACTGCATACACTTCCGTATCTCATGAGTTTGCCATCAATTCGTCGCTGCGCATTTCTTCGTAACGGTAATCCGCTTCGTTTGCGCCAGCGTCATCTTCAAACTCAAATGCCAGTTCCTGCAATGTGCCAGC